TACATGCTAATAACGTGTTTAAGTTAATAGTTTTTTCATATAACCCATTAGCTACAGCTCCTGGATCGGAGCCTCCATGTCCAGCACTTAAGAATACTTTTGGCATAAAGCCATCATCCTTTCGAGTTTAGTCTTTGTCTACGAGCAGCATTTAAAGCCGCATTCTGTTTAGTAATATCGCTTTTACTCATCTTCTTAGGCGTTTGGTTCATAACACTGCACGCTCTAATCTGAGTAAGCAATCTATTTAAATGCCAATTCTGACACTCAATAGGTATTTGTAACGAGAACATCCACGAATATATAACTTCCGCTGTGATGACCTGTCTATTCCTTTTAGAGTTTTTATCATCACTAAAAGTCGTAGCTGTCATCGGTTGTTGAATATAGTCGTCAATCTGTTTCCAGATAGATTCTGGAATATAGTTGTATGTCTCCGGGTCAACATTTGGCGTAAGTGTCATACATCTAACGTAATCTCTAACTTCCTCGTTAGTCTTTTCGGCTTTGCCGAGGAATGCCTTACGCCATTTTGATTCCCATTCCCAAAGAGAGACGAGTGAATGTTCCAGTTCCAACGTCTGCTCCTCTCGACTAACGAATTCATTGGTTCGCTCGTCAAATAATTCTATGGCAGGTATTGTAATCCGGAGCATCACTCGCACCTCCTATTGTTTTCGATTTTATTTGTTCGCGGGATGGTTTGCCTTAGCGTTCGCCGGATTCATATCAGCGGGAACAATGCCGTTTACGAATGCAGCAGCTGCTTTCGCGTCGGTAGCAAGTTCCATGAACAGAACGGAATATGCTTCAGTTTGAGAGAATTCGGTAGACAACGTTTCCGACTTAATGAAACGCTTACCGTCAGCGCTCTTTTCACCATACGCTTTAAGGATGAGATCTTTGAAGATCTTAATAATAGCAACCGTGTCCTGAGCGTTAACGACTTTCTGAATCATTTCAGCGAGACCGCCAGCCGTGCTCATTTCCATTTCCATTACTTCAGCTTTGGTGAGGTTGAAGTAGAAATCTTCGCTTCTTTCGTTGCCATTGTAGTCCGTGAATTTAATAGTTTTCTTTAACATAATTTTTTTCTCCTTTACTTTTAAAAAATTTTTGTGGGGTCGCCAGCCGTACTGAATACGACCCCGATTTTAGTTTATTTAATTAGATTACGCTGCCATCACAGTCTTGATTTCGTCAGGCAAAGGAAGACGAGCTTCTTCGCTTTCGCTGCCGTACAAGATAGCTTCGAGAGCTGCAAGTTTTGCCGCATCGCACTTCGTCGAATCGATCGTTACGATTGCGGTGGGTTTAGCGCCGGTTACGTTAACAGGCGTGGTCGTAACTTCCCACGAGAAAGTAATAGCTTCAGGGCTATCGTTGATCGTAGCGTACGCTCTTTCGGAAGGAGCAGCCAAGCAACCATATACCAAGTGAAGCTTGTAGCCATGGTCGTTGGATTCCACATCGTTACCCACGGTCGTTCTGTAGCAAAGACCAAAGGTCTTACGAGACTGCTGACCGATTACCACACCAGCGGTAAGTTCAGCTTCGCCGTTACATGCTTTGAATTCGTCGGGGTACATGTAAGCTTCGATCGATGCGCCGAATTCTTCAGCGGACATCAAGTTCAAATATTTGATATCATCCGCATAGAGAGGGGTTGCTTCTGCGCCGGAAGGACTTTCCGTAATAGCCGTAACACCATTCCATGCTACACCTTTGTCGTAGCCGTTATCGCCCTGGACGTACAATACGCACTTTTTAACACCAGTTTCATACAAACGTTCGCCAGTCTTATCCCATTCAAGTACTGCCATAATTTAAATCTCCTTTAATTTTAATAATAGATTGTTAGAGTGAAGTGATAGAGATTATCGGCAATATATGAGCGGTCAAAGCTGCACATTTGAAAGTGAGCCAGTAGCCGCTCATGAATATCGCTGTCTGGATCTTGATCTATCACAGTTACCTCATATCGATTAGTATTCTTATAGATACCATCATTCGCTCGGCGGTGATCGATTCCGCCTTTAGAATATCGAATACAAGGATATTGCATCTTTACTGATGCAGGGGGGTTGAAATACGCCTTATTCGTTCCGAGGATAGCGCAAAGCTCCTCATGTAGTTCTAGTCTACTGCCCATCCGTATAAACCCCTCCTACACTCAGTATTAGTCTAGGGCGCTTGACTTCAACACTTGTAATCTTCCATCTAGTGCCCATATACTCGACATACTTCATAGAGTGAAAGTTATTGACTGCATACGGATCGGCTATAATGCTTATTTGATTATTGATGGTCAAATCATCATTCGTGCTGTCAGGAGAAGTAGACCATCTACTCGTATCTCGAATGACGTCACCATAAGAATTTCGTTCTATAATTCGATCAATCCATACCCCAGGTCTTGTTTCAACCGTTTCAGCATAACCGATCAACCCGTAAAATTTAGCCATAACATTCACTCCATTTTGAATTATTCACCAACTACAGGCATTTCGAGCGCGATAGCCGATTGGATTTCCGTCAACGTACCGGAAAGTCTGGTTTCCATCAAATACTTGTATTTGTTGAAGTCGATATCGAAGTCGTCGAATCTCGTGATTTGACCGCCCTTTACGGAACCGAATTGATAGTCTGCAAGGTTTACGAAGATACCGAGAAGTTTCTTAACGTCGCCGTCGTCGGTCGTTCTCGTCATACCTTCCAAGCATTCGATTTCAACGATTTCTCTTACGTTGAGCGCTTTAGCAAGGTCTGCCTTGGAATCGTAGATGCGTCTGCCGTTCAAGTCACGAGCGAGAAGCATAACGTTTACGAGGTGAGGCGTGCAGTAAAGATCGGGTTGACCGGAACCTTTGAACTTTTCACGGGAATACAAAGCTGCCGTGATGATAGCTTCAGCGTAGATATAGTTTTCGCCGAAGTTAGCGGACGTGTTGGTACCTTGAAGTTCCTTCTTAGCAGCGTCGATGTCTACGTCAACGTGCATCGTGTAAAGTTCTTCATCGTGCCAGATGGAACGAACGTGATTTTCGTGGATCTTATCGGGATCGCTATCTTCACGACCGTCGCCGACAAGTGCCGCAAGAGCGAGCGTTTCGTACATCTGATCGTTCATGATGTTCCACTGATAACCGACGATGTCGAAGTCCGTAATGTCGATGATGTCATCTCTGTGAAGTTCGGACTTGATGTAAATCGTCTGAGGATCGGTCGTTCTGCCCAAGAGTTTAATCTTGTTCATGACTTCCTTCTTGTCGCCCTTATTTTGGTAACCTTTAGCTTTCAGTTCGGTCGCGCGAGCGTCAGCTTTACGGGTACGAATCTTAGCAAAGGGGCTCTTCGTAATCTTGTTGATTACTTTCATAACCCAGCTGTTTTCGTAATCTCTGATGATCTTAGGTGCGCCGGTGTCAACAAGTTTAGGTTCGGGGAACAACAAGTTAGCGGTCGTTTCGTCGGTTTGATCGAAAGCGTGCTGCAACTTTTCGTGGTTTGCCGCATACATCTTAATAGCCGATTGCAAACTTGCTACGCCGGGTTCTTTAGCGAGCGCCAAGATTTCGGACTTATCTGCGTGAGACAGTACGAACTCTTCTTTCTTCGCGTCGTTTTCAAATACATTGTGCTTCATGGTTTCGTTTCCTCCTTCGGATTCTTTATTATCGTTTTTATTTTCGTCAGCCGCGTCTTCCAGAGCCTGTCCGATAACGGCATACATAGCGGTTTTTTGCTTTTCAGTCATCGTTTCGATAACATCAGCAATCGTTTCCTCGCTTTCAGGTTTCTTGGTTTCTTCACCTTCAGGCTTCTTAGTTTCCTCACCTTCGGGCTTTTTGGTTTCCTCTGCCATTTTAGCTTCCTCTTTTTCGTTTTCTTTTTGCTCGTCTGCGTGATACAATTCGATGGATTCACCTGCATACATAACAAATTCATCTTCGACTTCACGAATAAATTCGCCGTCTGCACTATGAATCATTACGTTTTCGATGAATGCACCAGGATTAGCACCTGCGTGAACGAGACTTACCTCACGAATGCAACCATGCATTACGCGTTTTGAAGCGTCTTGTTTGAGCTGATTTGCATAAATGGACAAGGCTCTGATATCACCATGTTTAACTAATACCTTCGCAAGCTCACCTTGTTCGGTTTCATTAAACGAGCAATATGCATATACGCCATCGTCACGGTTTTCCAGCAAAGCGTGCCCAAGAACATCTTCGGGTCTGTTGTGCTGATGACTCCAGACCAAGGGCACTGTCTGTCCATCGCAATGCTTGAACGCATCTTTCATGATGGTGCGACCATCAGAGCACTTCAAGTTGTTACGAGTAGCCCAGCCTGAGAAATCATACTTCTCCATTTTGAACTTCCTCCTTTAAATTTTCTTTTGCACCTTCGCCAGATCCATCGGGCTGCTTAATCGGAACTTTAGCCGCAGCTTTATTAGGACCTTCCGCTGGATGACTAATATTACTATTTATAAGTTGATCGGCCTTAGGATCGCTAGACGGCTTGTAACCCATAGCTTGTCTGATTTCGTTCTTCGACAAGATTTCATTACGGGTAAGCTTATCCGCACTTTCAGCCATACTATCAACAGACGCAAGTTCGAAGTGATCTCTGAAGAACATAATCGATTGACCCTGCGCTCTAGCAGTTTTAGTAAGGAATTTACGCTTAAGCTCATCAACTATCGCCGACACAATTGGTTTAATGGTTCGGTTATGATAGTTAAGCATCGTCTTTTCGTCAGCCGTCCCATCCAAGATACTTTGACTTAAGCCGAGTTGACTGAACAACATATTGGTGAGGTACTCGATCTCTTTAAGTAGATTGTTCTCAACGGGACGATTCAACTGAGTGATCTTCTCCGTACCGTCCGTATAAGCAATACCATGTCGAGAATTCGCTAACTGGTCTTCTATGTCGTTAAGTCTCGTTTCGGCCTGTTGGCGTCTAGCATCGGTCTTAATTATGTAAGGTAATTGAATGATCAAATCCAATTTGCCAGAACAATTCTTTTCATCGATGCCGTCCAACAAAGACAGTTTTCTTACAAGACGCTGCATTGTTGAGTTATGCTCGTTTATGACCGCATACAGCGGATTCTCGACGATCCCGACCGAATCTTTAGGAAGAGTCACATACTCTTTTCTACCTATCTGGTCGTTGTATAATTGAATCCGGACATGAGCTGGATACCACTCTACTATCTTACCTACTCGCATCGTTTCAATAGTGTAAGAACCGCTCTCTGTCGGATCGTCATCCGTATCAACCGGAACAATCGCTATAACGCCCTCATCAAGCATGGAAGCGACCATATCATGTCTAAATGCTCTGCCGGTTTGGTCGATGTTAGCTTCAACAGTTAAACATTTGTCCAAGCCAGACTTTACATAATCACTAAAGCGGTCTTCTTTATCCAATCGAACGTGGCGGATGTCTATATCAGCTGCATCCATAGCGATTCGGTTGTATATGGAGGTCGTGATTGTACGCTCGTTACCTCCCGAGAACCGAACCCTATCGGGGCGGCGATAATAGCTCTGACCAAGATCGCGGTACTCATATGCCGTCGGATCTCTATTGTTTCGAAAGGCGTTCCAGCCACGTTTAATTCTGCTAAGTAAACCCATTTTGAATTTTGGCCTCCTTCTTAGTTGTCATACCAACGGATGTCGTATCCGCCTCTAGCCATTGTATAGGCTGTCACAGCAGCACGGCCGGTGTATTTAATTGTAGTTTTTGCAGCTTTGGTTCCGGCACCACCGAAGAAGAGTTGGTCCGTAAGATAGACTTTACCGATCTTACCAATCGCTTTGGTTGCGGCTTTTGCACCCTTCTTGGCGGTACGTTTAAGCTTTTCTTTAGTATCTTTATTATTGGAATCTTTAGAATTTTCAGTTTTCTTACTAGGGCCTCGTAACCGGGCTAACTGAGCTCGGGTTCGTCTAACGCCCCAGCGCATACCTTTAATACCGTGATGGTATAATTCGGTGTTCTCCATAATAGTATTCCTTCTTATGCGACTTCGTGGTTGTTGCCGGTGTTTGCGATTTCGTAGCCGTCTTGCACGGGGACGGAGACGTAACGCGCGTTAACCTGCTCTACAGTGCTGCAAGGCGAAGACATGTACTGGTAATACAGTCTTTCGTTTTCGGGCAATAAGTTGCCATTTTCATCAAGGTTGTTGTCCGGGATGTAGAAACAATATCCTTCCGATGAATATAAGTCACACTTAGTCATAGTCATGTTCCCGAGCGAAACCGTTCTAAAGTTAGCCCACAATCCGGTTTGAACTTCAATTGCAGATTCCGGAATTTCTCTATATGCCATAATATCCTCCTTATGCTAGTTCCCAATTTTTAAATCCGACGTAGTCGGTAATTAAAGTAGCCCCTTCGTCAGTACTTTCGCACACTTCAAAAGGAAGCTTCTCGTCGATCAAATCATCTTCCGCTCTCATTTCATCCGTAATTTCAATAGTACGGACATACACATTTGCCAACTTTTCAAGGTTGGTGGTGCCAATTGTAAAGGTCGTGCTGCTTGTTTTCGTTCTTAATTCTCCTATCATATGGACGAGACTTTCAACCGTTAATAAATGTCCGTAGGTACTACCAGAGCCGACTTGAAGTTTCGCTCCTATATTTTTTATTCGGCACTCAGTTAACGCGACACAGTTCCTGAACATGTCAGATAGTGTAGTCGCACTTCTCAGGTCGTAACTCGGCACGTTAACTAATGCCTCACATCTTGAGAGCATGCTTATCATATTAGTAACTTTACTCGTGTCAAAGAGTGGTACTTCGGTTAATGACCTACACCGATCGAACATAGCAGACATATTAGTAACTTTACTGGTGTTTAAGAGTGGTACTTCGGTTAAATCCGGGCAATCGTCGAAC